TGACTGACGCTGGAGTCGTCGTACATGCCTATAACAAATCCTACAAACTCGTTTCTTTCATTGAAGCACTTTGGTGAAACATAGACTTCATCGTTGGCCGTGATGGCGGAGGTCAAGGCATCCTTGAAAGTCACGGCCGTGTCAGTCAAAGCCGACACTTCTCCAAGAAAAGTGCCGTCGTTCTTTATCACCCGGTCGCCGACATTCAGCAAAGCAGACGCCCCTATTTCGCTTGGGTTGTTTGAGATGGATATGGCCGAACCGCCAACCGAAAGAATGGTCTCCAGTGACAGTGCCCCTGTAGCACCTATGCTGGAACTCCCTGTGAACTTCAAGGTGGTTTGGATTTTAGCGGCGAGGTTGGCAGACGATGCCCACCTTTTGACACGCCTGTTGCCCAGCGCCGTGGCACCGCTGATGGTGTTTGTGGCCCCAACCGTGTACTGGCGGTCAGTGACAAAGGTTGGAAAATCCTTGTTGATGTTGCTGGTGGCGTACGAATAACTCGTCAAGTGAACCGTGCCAAAGCCTGTAGGTTTGAATGCGCTGAACGGTTCGGTGGGTAACATGCTACCAAAATTGATGAGTGTGCGAAGCGGCACAGAACTATCTGTGATTGTACTCCCACCTTGGTGCGTCTCGCTACCCTCGTCACCAATGATGACCCCGTTTATCTCCACCATGACTCTCGGCGTGTTGGTATCAATCGCAAAGCGTTTCAGGATGTTGTTGGGCGTCGGGAAGTGAGAAGCGTTTCTGTCAACACTGATGTCAATCGCTTGTGCCAGCAAATCCATTTGCAACTCATTTTGCAAACCGCCCAATAATCTGATTGGAGTCGCCATGCTTGCACCTCACAAAATGATGTCAGCGGCCTCAAACCTCAAACTGAACTCGTATGCCTTCATCTCGGCTTCCCTACTCACACTCAAATCCGTCACCAGTCCGCTGATGCCGTTTTTGCGGTGCCCCTCTGCGCTGTGCGAAAACAACCTTGAAGCATGAATCTCATTGATGCCCGAAAGTTTGCCACCGGTAGAGCCCTCAGTTGTCAAGAAAAAGTTGCGCTGTGCCACATGCGAATCCAGCACATTCTTTCCCTTCGTGACATGCGTGAGGTACGGAATCTGAATGCCCCTGATGTAATCGCCAGTGTGGTCCACAGATTTGATTTGATTTTCCAAAAAGTCAACACCCATGCTCAGTATTTTTGTAGCGAAGTTGAGGTCGGGGTTACCAGCGTAGTTGTTGCTGTTGGCGAGAATACCCAGCAAATCCTGCGCTTTGTCTCCACCACTCTTCACGCGCTTTCCACTGCGACCGCCCGAGAAGCCTTGTGTGACGGGCATTTGCCCCACACCAAGCGTCGTGTTGATGGTGTCCGACAAAGCGCCCAGCGAAGAGGCGTGTTGCTGAGTGATGGTCAAACGACAGTTGTGGTCGTGTGCCGACTTTGAAATCACCGTTGTGAAAACTTTGTCCATGGTGGTGTCGCCCGAGGCATTGACGGCTTTGCCCAAATCAATGTACGAAGCAGTCAGTGCTTTGGAAACCAACGAAGTGATGTACTCGTCGGTCCTTGTGAGCGTGTTATCGTCCCTTGCTGAGCCGTCCTCGTGCGTCGGGAACTCCGGCCCCACCGCCTTCTCAACAGCGGCGGTTTCGCTAAAGGTGTCGGCGTTCTTGATGGGCAAAATGATGACAGGTGAGCCTGTGCGTCCAATCAGTCCGGGGTCGGAATAATTGACGGGAGCGATGTAGATTTGGTCGCCTGCTTGCAGTGTTACGCCTGTGCTGTGCGGGTTGATGGTCAAAGCGTCAGCCGTGACGCTGACGACTGAGCCAAAGAAAATGTCGTCGTTGGAGTCGGTGACAAAACTTGAGCCTCGGAAAAACAACACACGATTTAACCGTTCACTCTCTGTAGGCTCAAACCACTGGTTTGGTTGCCCACCAGTGACCGTAAGCGTGTTACCCGATATACCTCCTGACGCAATCACCATGCTGGTGTTCCGTTGCTTGTTGAAGAAACCGTGCGGTTCGTTTTTGCTGGCAACCATGAATCGGTCAAACGCCAAGCGTACATGCTTGCTGTTGTGACTGTACTCTGCTGTCCCTGCGTATTCGTGACCGGCAGGCAGGTTGATGCCGTATTTGTAGGAGAGATAGCCCTCTACACTTTCACGCTCAGCGTTCGTGAGAGCAGTGTTGTAAATGAGAATCTCGTAGATGTCGCCTTTGAAAAAATCACCACTTTTTTCCCCTATTTTGAGATTGACTGATGTATTTGGCACATAATCCACGCCGCTGGTTTGACTGGCCTTTTCATCGCCGTTGATGAACAACTTTGCCGTATCTGATTGGCCGTCGGCGGGGTCGCCCGTGTCTTTCATAGTGTAGGTGAGAATAAACGCATCAGTGTTGGTAATGTCAGCGCTTGTTGTTGTTTCATGGTCAACAGAGCCTGCCTCTTTCCAAGTTATCCTCGTTTTGGATGTGACTGTCGGGGTGGTGCTGAACACCTCATAGATGAGACTGTAGCCGTTGCCATCAGAACTGAGAATTGGTGAATCTCCTCCCGTACCACTGTGCTTGGTAACCGCAAATACGACAAACTCTTCGGAATTGAAAAAGGCTTCAAACGGAACTTCCATGACATCGTTGGAGCCATCAAAGCGGACATAAGGCTGACCGTTCACACCTTCCGTGCGATAAACAGGTTGCTTGGAACTGTCGGCTTGCGAAGCCAATCTACCGTTGCCACTGCTGTCTGCCCACGAAGTGATTGCTGTTCCCGAAGCGTGCGACAAAGCGTCTGCCTTGAGCCACAGTTGCAGGCCACTGGTGACCGGATTGAGTAGTGCGCCGCTCTCTTCCACCCAGTAGGCTACAGGGAAGTCAATGTGCTTAAAGTTCCAGTATTGCAAAATGCGATTGCCGAGGTCGTTGACATCGGTCAAGCCCCCGCCAAGCGAGCCGCCGATGCCGCCTGAAAACGAACCGCTGTTGCCGGTCGTACCGCCAAGTCCTGTTGTAGAGCCGAACGACCCCGATGAGCCTCGCATGTTGAAACCGGAGGACACCGGACCACCCGGAGTGCCACCGCCTCCAGCAACTGGCTGACCCCAAGTGACCACTTGCTGTGGTTGGTAGAAATCAAGAATGGCCGTGGCCTGAGCCGTGGCCTCTTGCCCTTCATCGTCAGCCAACACACCTTGGATTTCAATCTGTACAGACGATTGATTGAGGTCAATGCCCATTTTCTTGGCGTCCAAAAGTGGCAGAGCAAAGTTGGATTGAACTCGTTCCACTACGATGTCCACGCTGGTTGCATCAAGGGAGATGGTGTCTCCGTTCTCTTGCACGAGACGGATGGGCAACCTCTCCCCTTCATCCACACTCAGCCACTCCTGTTGAACCCGCTCTGTACGAGTGAGCCGCCCATTTTACTTCGCAACTCTTTGGTCACCATGGTACCGATTTCTTTGGCAAGTTTCTGTTTGTCGGTCTTGTCCGTGACACCACTGACATCAATTTTGAGATTGACCGTGATGTTGTTGGACTGACCTCCTCCGCCTCCGCCTGCAATCTGCCCTTGCTGTACTGGTCCTTCCATCATTTGCTGAAACGGCTGAGATTTCTCCATGTTCTTGAGAGAAGCCGTCAGGTCAGTGCTGTTGACTTTGGTCATCTCCATGGACTTGCTGAACTTGTCCATTTGGGCCTGCAAGGCTTTCATGTTTTCACCTGCCTCTTTGCTGTATTTCTTGAACTTCTCCATCGCTTCAACAGAGCGAGGGTCAATGTCGCCGTCAATCATCGTGAGTCCTCCAGTGGTGGCACACGGTCATAGCCCAAATAAACTGCGTCCTTGGGCACCTCTTCTTCGCTTTGAACCGCTTGTGCCCAGTACAAGAGTTGCTTTGCATCGCTCACTGACAAATCTCTGACCTCCTGTAAGTTCATGTTGTAGTGCGTCATCAGAAGGTACTCCATCCCTTCTCGTTGGTAGCGAAGCCGGTCGCTAACACCTCGGTTGTGGAGGTATTGCTTGATGATTCCGACTTCGCTTCCCGAAAAACCAACCACTCCATGACTTGAGACGGTTCAGGAAGCATGCTGGCCAAGGCTTTACCTTCGTCGGGTGTGAGTGTGTCAACTTCTATAGAAGGTGTGCAGGAAAGCCAGTTGTGAAATGCAAAACGCCAGTAGTTGGAAAAGTCCATGTCACCGCTGGCAAGCAACGGCGCTACTGCTTGAACATCAAAGAATGTCAGCCGTTTGGCTGAAACTTGCACGGGGGCTCCGTTGATGTAGATTTTATTCCTCTTCTCCTCCATACCTACTCACTCGTGTCGTGGAGCCCGCCGGTTCGGGGGACTCGCCCTTTTGCAGATGAGCGAATGGGTTTCCACTGGCTCTTCCGGCTTCGGGATTGAAGAGGCGCTGACCGCCCTCTTCTTCTTCGTCATTGACGATGACGGTGCCATCAAATGGCTGAAATGGGTTCAGGGACTTGATAACTCGCAGTGGCATCTCGCTCCCCTCAACAGTGGTAATCGGTGTCCACGCTTATAACTTTCACATTTTGAGGCTTGATTTTCATGGTCGTGAACAGCAAGCCTTTGTCGTCGGGCATCGGGATGGGCAACTCCGTGATGAAGTAATCGTCAATGATGACTCGGAGGGACGGAGCAGTGCCGCTGGCGGCGATTGGCTTTGTGAAATGAAGCATGATGGTGCCACCTGTGGAGCCAACCGTCCCGCCTCGTTCAACATGCGACCTAAGTTCATGGAAGAGATTGGCATCCTCCAAAGCGAGGACGATTTCCATTTCAAACTCTTCACGCCCCTCTCGGATGATGCTGGCGTTTCTCGTACCGCCGTAGGGGACTTGCTTCAAACTGAGATTGGAAGCGTTGACCGATTCGGCCACAGGGTTGCTTTGAATTGTGTGAAACAGTTCCACACCCGTTTTACCTCTGAGTTCAAAGGCGCTGACGAAGCCCAAGTTTTGGTCAAAGGCCGAAATCTCACCGTTGTAGAACATGAACGGCTTCTCTGAGCCTTCTGCGATACCGCTGGCCTTCCTGCCTATTTTTGTATCAGCGGTGTTTTGGAACATGCGGTGAGCCGTGTAGCGGTCACCGGCGTTGCTGGACTCAAGGCGACCTGTGTCCGTGTAGCAGGAGAGCGCGTTGAAAATGCAACGGTACTTGAGTTCAGCGTCAACCGTGGACGACATTTCCCACTCAACGACTTTGCATCCTTTGAACACTCTCGTCAATTGTTTGCTGTCGTTTGCAGAGCCCGGTGATACGGTGGATTCGCCTGTGGCGTTGAATGAACCTACATCTCTCGTTCTGACGCTGTGCTCCATGCTGAAACTGGGAATCGTCTCAGCAGAAAACAACAGCCGTTTGACATGATTGCTGACAGTTCTTGACGAGTTGATGTGTGGACTGCCACTGCTGGAACTGTCAGAGTATTTGCGAAGTTCAATGGTGTCGCTGGTTGTGTGAGGAAATTGCCAACCACCGTCCACATAGAGCCTGTAGGTGTAGCGCAGAGTACCTGAGCCCAAGTCAGCAAGAAACTCAATCGCTGATATGCGGCGACACTCACTTGATTCAGCCCACTCAAAGTGCACTGCGTCGCTGGCAAGTCCTGAGCCTGATGACTCGGATGGGAAGTATTTGTTCGTGTCTTTGTTTGGCGTCTTGTAGGTTGTTGTAGGGATGAGAGTCGTGTCTTTGATAAGCAAGTAATCGCCTACTGCGGCGTCCGTTCCCGAACCAAAGCGAACGCTACCGCTCTGACTACTCGTCACATCAATGTAGCCCTGACCCGGTTCAATGTCCGAACGAATGATGGCGTCTGTTCCAGCGGCGGTGTACGGCAAAGCGCCACAGTTGTCTTTGCTCACCGCCTCTCTACCGAGGCTGTAGTACAACCATTTGGCGCTGTGCATGGGCATTTCAAGTGCACCTCCTACATGATGCACCTTGCCCGTTTGCTGAACAGCGACCTGACGCCCGAGGCCAACGACATGGTAACTGTGCAAGTCCACTCTCGTATCGGGCAGTGTCATGAAACTCGCCAACCCTATGAACTGGTCAGTCAAACTTACTTCTTTTGATGAACTGGCGGCACTTGCCATGGCGAAGTTTGTGTCACCCTGAACCGTCGGTAGTCCAAGCGAGTGAATCAAAATAGAGTCGCCCGTACCGCTGTCCAACGATGTCGTTGTAGGGAACGCTGGTACGATTTTCAATTGCGTTGCCAAAGCCCCGTCAGTGTTGGTTTCCAGCGTGTGGTCCACAATTGTGTACACCCTGCTTTTGAGTGTGCTGTTGTAGAAGTTGGAGAAAGGGTTGTTGCCTGTGGAAATAGCATGAAAAGTCAATTTCTGACCAATCAGCATACCGAGAGGAACCTTGAGAATCGGTTTGGTTTGCTCAAAAATACTGCTGTTGGTGATGGTGGTTGTTCCTCTGAACTCAATGGTCGTGTGGTCTCGTGTGGCGTCAGTCGTCTTGGCTGTCCATGTCCTCGGCTGGTCATGTTCAATGACAAGGCTCGTTTCATGGCCCATGGTGACCTCGGAAACATCACCTTTGAAATGTGCACCGAACCCACTCATGGTATCGTCTCCTCAAGAATAACGACCTCAACCTGAAATGTGTGCCTGAACAGTTTCTTCGTGCGGTCACTGAGGTCAGTCCTGACTTTGAGAATCATGCGGTCAAAGTTGGCACCGTCACCCTTGCGGTTCACATGAATGATACGGCGCATTTCGTTTTCCATTTTTCGCAAACGACTGCGGCCTCTCGCTGTACGCATGTCAACGGTGATGTTGACTCGTGTCGTGACGAAGTTGTACAGGAGGTCAGGCACTTCCTCGTTGAGTGCAGTTTCGTAGCACAGGATGTAGTCATGACGCTGGAGGTCAAGGCGCTTACCTCGCTCCGGTCCCTCGGATGCGATGTCAAGAATCACGGGCTTGATGTTGTCCGTGTTGGCTCTGTTCCAACCCAAGGCTGTGCTTGCATCATGGTCAGCCTTGAGAATATCAATGACTGCATCCAGCGGCTCTTTGAAAGTGGCGACCATTACGAAAACACCACCACTTCTTTGTAGCGGGAAAGGATGTCCATGGCCTCTCTGCGGAACAGTTGTGCCTTGGAACCGAGGTCAATGTTTTGGCCTCCTTCGGGAATAAGCACACTTCGGTCGTCGGACATCAGCAGTTCGCTCGCTACAAGTTTGGTGGCGGCTTCTTCAATCGCTTTCTCAAGGTATCGCTCACCGTAGATGTAGGCCACTTTGACAGAGTTGAACTCAAAGAACGGATAGGAGTTGTTGAAGTAAATGATGCCCATCTCGTGGTCAAGCCACCAGTCTCGCAAACGAGCGCTGTCTCCACTGCTACTTCTGTCTACTGTGGTCTCACCAGTGATGGCGTCAACGACGGTGCTTTGCGAGCCTGCTTGCAAGGACAAAGAGAACTTGTGTTGAGTTATCGTTCCGGTGATTGCTCCCAAACTACCGACGAGGGCTACACAACCTGTGAAGGATGTAGCGGTCTTTCCTGTGTAGCGAAACACATCACCGCTTGCATCTATGGCCACACCTGCATTCACAAAGTCTGTTGTAGAAGCCACATTGACAGTCGTACTGTCAAGACTGACGAAAGTAGTGGTGTTGCGAGAGGCATGGTCTATAGCGATGTCAGATGATGTCGTGACGATACTGCACGCCTCGCCTGCCTTGACGGGTCGCATGGAAGTTATTTTGACAATGCCCGTGCCGTAGTCTGCGTTGGCCGAAGCCAAGAACTCGTTGTGAACTGCCACATTGGATGATGCACCTTCCAAGGTAAAGGTGGGGCTGAACTCTACAGCCGCCTTGCTCACTCTGTCTTCTTTGTTGATGAGGTCGGCGATGTTCTGAGCCACGGTCGTAGCATCAAAATCGTCACGCCACTGATTGCTCGCAGTGCCTTGTGCGAGTTCAGCGACACTGCCGTTGCCGGGGGACAAAAACACCTTTACCGATGCGAGGTTTGACACATCGCTGAAATTGAGACGAGCCTCCGCCCCACAAATCTCCCGATAGTCTTCACCTTGCCACATTTCAATTCTCAGCATCTGCTGAACATTACGGAACAGCAGAGGCGTCGTACCCACATAGTCGGTGAAGTATCGCCGTCGGTAGGGCTTGTAGGTGTCAAAGTTGATGTACTCAGCCGAGACCAAATACGGTCGCCATGCGTTGTGAGTGTAGTTATCAATCCTGTCTTGGATTCTCTTGATGTGGTCATTGACGATATTCTTGGTCACGCCTCTTCGTTTGCCGTTGGTGAAAATCGTCTTGTTTTGAATTTCGGTGTTTGCTGTCGTCGTGTAGTTGGCATGAGTGACGCCGGTTGTTGGTAGTTTCACATACTTTGTTCCGCTGACATCCACGACGGTCGGAGCCGTGATGACGAACTCAGTGCCAAGCGGGTCAAGGTCGCTGTGGACGAGGATGGTGTCCCCACTCTCAAAACCATGCTCTCTGAAGTCCGCACCCAAAATGAAGAAGCCATCGGACACGGCGTCGGCCGCTCCAAGGACAGGTTCACCTGCGGCGATGCCGAGAAGTTGCCCTACCTTGTCTCCAGTTGTGTAGACGATGGCCTCCGGGTCAAGCGGCCTTGTCTCAGGCTCACCGGGGCTGAACACTACTGGCATACCGCATCACTCTTTCTTTCCAAGGTTGAAGTCCATTTGCTTGCCGCATGTCCTGCACTTGTCAACCCAGCAGAAGTACAGCATTCCACAATGCTTGCACCTCGTACCGGAGCCGATGTTCAGAACATCCCCTGCGCTTTTATTACGATTGCGCTGTTTGAGAGTAACGCCTGCAAGGGGGTTGTCCTCGTCTGTTCTCACCGAAGCCCCGTAGGACTCGTTAAGGCGGATGCCACGCTTCTGTAGACGAGCGATGTCATCAAGACCAAGACTACCATACTCCTTCATCATAACCACCTCAACTGGTAGTCACGATGATAAAGATGTTTCCAAGGACGATGTGAGGGTCAGCCGTAGTACAGGTGTTGGAGCCGATGGCTGTGCTGATTTCAGTAGCAATTGCTGTACGAGCAGTTGCGTCCTGAAAGTCTTTCGGAGCAAACGGACCAAGAATGGTGACACTCTTTGCCATGTAAGCCACCTCATCGGCGACCAATAGCGATGAAACTTCCACCAGCGGCGGCTACAGCGGCACCTACATGTGCCCCACCCGGCGCGTTGACGGTGATGGTTGTTGAGCCAGCCGCCACGGTAGCAAACTCTCGGAAAAGGGTGGCTTCTGCATCATTTTGGTCTGCCGCTGAACCAACTTCCACTTGGATAGGAGCGGCGGCGATAGGTGTGAGAACTGCCATGTCAATGCTGGTCATCAAACTGCTCAAGTCAATGCTCGCGTCCGAGGCTCCGTAAGTGCCGGTCGCTACGATTCGGTCGCCGAAATAGGTTGGTCGGGGGTCAATTGCTACTGCCATTATTCTTCATCTCCTGTTGGGGTTTCTGTGGGTTCCTCTGCTGATGCGAGTTCCTCTGCTACAGGCTCTGCGGCTGGAGGATTTAGATGTTCCTCAACCAGTACCAGTAGTTTGGACTTCGTTGCATATCCGGGGAGTTCAACGCCTCGCTCCGTGAGCCATGCGCTGATGTCCTTCTTGACCCAACCTGAGTCGGGGATGCCATCGTCGCCTTCGTCAACAGAGACCTCAGCGTTGGCATCGCCTTCAACAAGGAAGGCCGAGGGATTGGAACAGATTGGAACTCGGTATCGGTCAAGCCATTCTTGGCTGACTTCTACAGGTTCCTTGCGGACCCAACTGTCCTTGCTGTCAGGGCGCTTTCGGTAGACCGTAGCACCGATGTAGGTGATGGTAGGCAAGAAGACTCACCTTAACCTACAATCATTGTCAGTAGAACAAAGTCGTTTGCACCACCAACGGTGAAAGTCAATTCACCAGTCTCGTGAGAAACTGCTGTGACTGCCGCCGCGAGTGCTTCATCAGTGTCAGTCTCGTTGGTGTAGTTCACCAAAGCGTAGATTCTGCTGAAATCGTTGTTGTATGCGTTCACTGCAAACTTTGCAGTAGTTGCAGTTGCTCGGCAACGGACTGAAATCATGCGTAGAGCCGATACTGGCTTGTTTGTTCCTTGGGAGTTGGTGGCCGTAAATGGAGTAAGAGAACCCGGATAACCGGAAACTCCGGCAGAGAATGCCGCTCCCGCACCGCTCAACCAAGCAGTGTTATCTTCAAGACCGGTTGCGCCGGGCGTGTCTATTGCTCCACCTGTGTTTCCACCCATTGGAATGTCCAAGTAGGTACTCACTGTGTCAATTGCTGTGTGTGCTGTTACTGTTGTCATCTTTCATCATCTCCTGTTGTTTGTCTCCATGAAACCTCACTTGAGGTCGCGGATTGAACCCTGACCTCCGAAGAAAGTTGTCCACACTTCACCCATGGTTCGGTAAAGTCCCTCTTGACCGAGGCGGTTGATGGCGAACGGGTCGCCAGTTTCAATGCCGCTCTCAAAGTATTGGGTTGGTTTTGCAGTGGAGAAGTACACATAATCCGTGTCCAACATGTAGATACGGCTGATGCCGTCGCCTGCCATCTCCTTGGTGGGGATGATTGGAACACCGTTGTAGGTAGCCACGATGAAACCGGCTTCAACACCGGGAACACCCTTGACACCGTTGAAGGTGGGGACGACTCGCTTCTCTTCCATGAATCGCTGTTGTGCTTGGAGGAGTTGCTGGATTCGCATCAAGGTGTCGTAGCCCGTGAGCATGACCTTGGGGTTGCCACCGCGCTCCCAAATGAGGCGGAAGACTTCATCCAAGTGGTCAAGGCTGAGCGTACGGTTGGCGGAACTGCTGTCAGCAGAGTCCTCACCGAACGACCAAGTGTTGGCACTGCGGTCAATGCTGTAGATGTCTTCGTCGCTGGTGTCGTAGTGCGTACCGGAGGCCATGCTGTTGTTTCCAGTGGTGATTCGGTCAAGCGACTCAATGTCGTTTCCTGCAACCGTTGTGACATCCTCGGTGAGCATGTCGTTGATGTGCTCTGCGTGGTGCTTGCCCATCTCTTCCTTGAGGACAGAGCGGATGTCGCCAAGTCCATCGTCCTTGTCGTTGAGGAAGATGGCCGTTTCGCTCATGTCAAAAGAGTGAGCGATGGTCTTTGGCTTTGCGGCCACATTTTGGAAGGTTGGCTTGGTGGTGTCAGGCAGGGTGCCGTTCTCAGCGATGCCGCCGCCGACGACCTTGGAAGGCTTGGCGGTGACAACACGCCATCCACTTCGGTCCCAAGGCTTCTTGGGGAGGATGGAGAAAGCGTTGAACTCTTGGTTCAACTGGGACCACACTTTGCGACCGTAGATGGCTTGGTAGGTACCAGCCGTCGTGGACAGCAAGGGTGCGTCTGCTTTCAAAAGTTCGCTACCACTGTAGGAATAGCCCATGCTTGAGCCTGCGCCGTAGTAGTATCGTTCCATGTCGTTGATTGTTCTCATGTAGTTTCGTGCCATTTTTCATCACTCCTTCATTGGTGGAAGACGCTCCCGGCGAGTCTGTGAACATCAGACCAGTCCATGCTTCCGAGTTGTTCCGTTGATGGGATTTCAACGGTGGAGGTGGATTTGCGAAGTTCCGTACCGGATGAGGACGAACCGATGTTGTCAATTCGTTCGCTCAGGTCGGACAGAGCCTTCTCAATGTTGGCAAGAGGCGTACGAGCATCAAAGGACTGAGCGGCTCGTGCATCAGCGTCAACTCGCAATTCCTTTTGAAGACGCTCAGCAAAGACAGAACCAAGGTTGGTCTTGAACTGCTCTTCAAGAGAAGCGGCTTTGTAGACTTCGTAAGCGGCCTCAAGGTCGGAAGCACTGACATCCGTTGGGCTAAGGTAGCCTTTCTCAACAGTGCCTCCAGTGTTGGAGTTGAGTTTGCCGATGGCGTTGGTGGAAGGAGAGCCGCCCTCTTGGGCACGACCCTTGACCTGACCAGCGAAGTATTCAGCGCCGTCTCCGATTTGCTCAGGAGTGGAGCCGAGGTTGGCCTTGGAAACATTGTCAAAGTGAGTGCGAGCACCACTGATGTCAACGCCCTGAGACTTGAGAGTGTTCTCCATCCAGTTCAGGTAGTCCGTGGTGATGACATCGCTGTACTCACCCTTGGCCATGTCGCCGTCGTGCATGCCTTTGTCCATGCCGTCGTGCATGCCCTTGTTCTCGGTGCCGCCGCCGTACATCTTTTCTTCGTCGTCATCGTCCTCGGACATTTCCTTGCCCTTGTCTTTTTTCTTGTCTGCCATGTGCTCTTTCAAGCCTGCGGGCATTTCGCCCTTTTCCATGGCATCCAGTCGTCCGTTTAATCTGTCCAAAACGCTGGACAGTTCGCCCAATACATTGTCATCACTCATTGTTGTGTCCTCCTTCAATATACGGAATGTCGCCTCCGGGTTTATACCTTTTTCACAAATGGTTACCTCGTGCAGTTCCAGTTTGGAGATTTCGGTGTAATCACCGTGTTGCTGGTCACTCTTACGCATGCGCTTGAATGCCTGCCCTCCAATGCTGAAACCACGCAGGGCTCCTTTGCGAATCTCGTTGGCCACTTCTCGGGCCTTTTCAATATCGTCCCTCACTTGAATGACGACAAACATACCAGCGTCATCAACGCCGGATTTCCAAACACGACCGTTGGAGTCGGTGTAGGATGGGATAACTTGCCCAACTTGAATGTTGGAGTGTGCGAGTTGCACATTTCGGAAGCCGTCTGCTTTCATAAAGCCGTCAAAGGCATTCTTGAGTGCGCTCCTTGTAATGAGGTCGCCTTGTTTGTCAACCATCTCAACCGAAGCGTACCCGGCGATAACAAGGTCGTTGTCTGCCTTGACAATGCTGATGCTCCCGCTGTGCTGGACAGGGGAGGTTCGCAGAGTCAGTGCGGAAGCCATTGTCCAAGAGACAACGCTCTTTCTATTTAATCAAGTACGGAAGACCGCCTTATCAGATGAGACTTCTAAAACACCCTGTTCTGTGGGCACAGTCATGCGTTTTTCGTCTTCTTCGTCTTCTGTTTTCGGCTCAATCGTGTAGTCCTCGCCGGGACGCTTCCTGTTGTCGTAGTCCGGCATGGTTTTCTCGTCGTTGAGATTGGTCGGACCCATCGGTGATTCAATTGGAGTAGCGTAGTCTATACCCAAGCCCATAGTGCCGGTGCTTGACTGTCCGACAGCACCAACTCCGCTTTTGAGAAATCTGTCAATCAACATCAGACCTTTGACCAAAACTTTGTTTTTGTCCTTTTCGTCCCACCAGTTCGTGTTTTTTTCTTTGCGTGGAGGAATCAAAGGCTTCCCGTCGCCTTTGGATTCGTGCACCTCTGCCTTGTCCGCTATCTCAAGACCTGCTTTCAACAACGCACCCGCCACTGGACTCCAGTACGGCCGTTGACTTTCAGCAAGGCGAATCAGATACCCGTTGTTGGCCAACGGAGAATGCACCGTCCACATGTTACCGGTTTGAGTGCACTTGTAGAGCACATCGCCTTGCGGCATCGCAATACGAATACCGGACTTTGCTCTGCTGATTTCGCACAGCCACTGGATGCTTTCTGATTTGGCGAGCATACCGAGTGTTTCTCTGCTGACCAGCCCCTCTCCTTCTGCTTCACCAATCAACTTAGAACCTGTCAGGGTGTACACATCGTCGCCACCGGTTGTCTCCACTTTGCTGACATTGGCGACATTGACCCTGACATGGTCACCTTCGTTGAACTTTTCAGGACTGTTGAATGCCACGCCGACATCCATGTACATCTCGCCCTCTGACTCTACGGCTCTATCACCAATTTCTTCATCTCTTGTGATGGGTCCAGTGCCAAGTCGGTAGGTGTAAGGACCGGCACCTCGTCGCTCCAGCACTCGCAAAACAACATCACTGCCGGGTTTGAGCATCACCCATTTGGGATGGCGCAGTTCACCGACCATGTAGACTGAACTGGCATCTCTGAGTAGGAGTGTGTCGTATGTCTTGTTCAAGTCTTCTACCGTCGTTTTGAGACCTTCGTCGTCGGTCAGTCTCGTATCGCTGGCGCTGGGAACATGAATGTTTTCAACGCCTTCCAATCCACCACGCACAATTTTGATGCGGTCGTTAAGAGGCACATCGTGGACGGCCTTTTCTGCGTATTCAATCACATCAAAAATGTAGTAGCCCTCTTCGGTCTTGATGACATCCGCATGAAAATCCTCGTCCGTGACTTTCTTGAAGTTCTCTTTGTCCTCATCGCTGAGGTTGAACGATTTGGACGACACCTCATCGTCCTCTTTCTTGACAAAGCCCCGCTCGCCTTCGGGCATGTGAGAAACAATCCAATCACCCGTGAAACCTCGCAAATCACCGAGGTCGTCCAATTCAAAAATGCGGTGCATGGCTTGAAGGATAGGGACTTCCTTGCCCAAATCCTTGCGAATGATGTCAGGATTGGTCAAGTCAGCCAAGCCAATTTCAGTTTTGGTGACGGAATGCTTGTCACTGTGCCGAGTGATACCTCGCTCGTCCGGCTTGAACTGCGCCCCCATACGGTCCAGTCTGTTGAGGCTGTCCCGATGAAGTTGATGGTCGGGATGCCTCAGCATTTCCATCCATTCAGGAGGTGCCACTTGCTCCCAAAACTTTCCGAGCGGCTGAATCAATCGCTGTGCGTGCCCTTCGGGCACAGGCGTGATACTGACATTTCCGTTTCTTGAGATGCGATACTTGAAGTTGGGACGGAACTCATCGCCGAACTCGTGTCGCAGACCAGTGGAGTTGTACAGGCTATGAACAGAATGTGCATTGGGTCCGAACTGGTCAACGGGCACGCCGGTCATTTCGTCAGAAGTCTCGGTGACACTTTCAGGCATGGGTACACTGGGGTCGTTGGTCAAAATGCTGTCCAACTTCTGCATGACATTCCAGTAGTCGTTTTCGTTCTTCTGCATGTTGGAGCCGCCCGCAGAGGGTTTGGTCTCGTGAACAACTTCGCCTTGTTTGTTTTCTTTACGCTGGCGACGAGGGTCACTGTTGAACGCCAAGTGGTGATGAAGACCGAGTTGTGAGTTGCGCTCCTCGGCTCTGTGACCGATGGTGTTGTAGATTCGGTTGACCAATTTCAAGAACTCTGTGTTGCGAGACCGCTTGTCTTTCTTCAACGATTCGTGTTCTTTCTCAATGTCAAGGTCGGGCTGTAACTGCTGAAGGTACTGGCGCATGGTCATAACAGGCGCTGAATATGAGGGGTCTTGCTGGTAATTTGGAAGGAAGGTGTTTCGGATATAATCAAGCAAGGTGGCATTGTGATATTCGTTGCTGGGGTCAAGTCCCAACTGTTGCATCAGCGCCTCATTGTCACCCAAGGTCTCAGCACTCATCATCGTCTCGTGACCTTGAAACGCCTGTTTCACCTGTGAACCAATGTCAAGTTGTCCAGCCAACCCTTCTTTGGTGATTCGGTTGTGTCCTCGTGTGTGAATCCCGTGCTGGTCGTGCGGCACCGTGTTGAGATAGTCGTTGGCCATCATAGCGAACATTCGCATGTTTGCTTCCACCGTCTCGTGGTCCAAGTTGGGATTGAAAATGTGATTGAAAAGTTCAGGGTCGGACTGGAGTAGATTTTTGAGGTGCACGCCTGCACTGGTCATGGCGTTGGTGTCGGCCACCAACTTGTCTTGTAGAATACCATCGTGACCATCAAGAGAAAACCTTTGACCGCGTTTCTCACTTGCCTGTTCCAACTGAGCCTCCAAGTCGTCTAACCGTTGATTTTTTTCTCTGATTTGACTGAGCAAAGCCTGCTCTTCCTCCGCATCTAAGCCACCAGCGTTCAGTTGATTTTGAAGCAACGACAGTTCTGCAATCGCGTTTTCATACTCTTCGGTCGCAGGTGACGGTGGCTGTCGTGAAAGAATGGGCGTCACGGAGCCTGCCGGATTGAGACGGCGAGGCACACCCATTTCAGCAAAGGCAGTGGGTTGGTGCGAGCGAAGTCGGTGTTCTTCCTTCAATCGCTCCATGGTGCGTTCGTATTCCTTGTCCAACATGTCGTGTTGTTCGTCGGTGACGGCTTTGGCCTTGTCCGAAGAGTATCGCTGTTCAAGCGCCTCTATTTCTGCTTCTAAATCACCCACTGCTAACTCATCAGGATGTCGGCGGAGTGACATAAAGTCCTCTTCGTGGTTTCGCAAAGTTGGCTGAATCCGACGGTCCGTGATGTGCAGAACATCCTGATGCGGATTCATCGGAGCATTGGCGGCACCGAGCATGGTACCGAGAAGTGCGTAACTGTGCGCTCCGTGCGACATCATTCTTTCGTCACTAAGCGAACCACCCTTTGCATTGAATGGATGGGCCACATTCAGTACGCCTCTACCGAGCAACTTTTTGTGACTGACATCAGCCGCTCCAGCATCACCTGTACGGCGACCTTGATGATAGTCCGAAAGAACCTGATTGTTGTACGCAGAATCAACCGTCGCACCGTGTCGTGCGAAGTGAGCGTTGTAGCCGCCTGTACCTGCGATACTGGACGACATGACAATGTTGTGAGGGTTCATGTTGCTGACCGAATCTTTCATGTTACCTCGCACATTTGTGCGAATGAGGTTTTTCCCTTGCCGCATCTCAAACATTTGATTCTCCTTCTGACCAAACGGTGCAAGGAACGGCATCATTCCGTAATCTCTGACTACACCTTCTTTATCGTACTCATGCCGACCTTCAATGCCGGACTTGATTCGTGAAAACAAAAGACTCTGTTCTCTGACACCTTCCTTCTCAGGTTCGTACTCAACCTGTGCTTCTTCCTCTTCCTCTTCGGGCAAAAAGCCTTCACCGTAGAAACCGCTCGGGTCAAATCTCTTTTCCTTTGGTTGTTCTGTCCCTTTGTACGACAAAGTGTGGTGGTGGAGTTTGTCAAACAGTTCGTTCGGGTGCTTGGCAAGACCGCCTTTGCCTTTGAACGGCAGTTGCCAATAGGTAGAGAGCGTTTCATGACCCTGTTCAGGGTTCATGTAATCGTACTCTTCGTTGTCCATAGCGAAGCCGTAGTGCATTGGAGCATGATTACGCGCCATTCTACCGATACCGGCCAACTGCTTCGCATCAATCGCTCGCTTTTCAAAAATCTCGTCAATCTCTTCTTGTGTGAACGCTCCACCGTCCCACAACTCACCGTAGGTGGGATGCTCACCAGCAGGGTACAATTGGTGATTTTCATCTACGCCGAGAAGCATTCGCATGGTTTGGTAGCCGGGGTAGTATTCCTCCATGTCGCCCTTTTTATTGACGCCTTTGATTTGTTTATATTCTGTAACTTGCAGACTTTCTCTTCCAAACTCGTCCTTGACTTTCTGCATCACAGGTACTTCTGCGTTGCTGATAGGCTCGTACGGGCCAAGACCTTGAACGATGTATCGGTCTTCTTCCATCTTGTTGTGATGAGCGATGGCACGGTCGTATGCGTTCGGCTTACCCGGCGTTTGTGTTTCTCTCATCGCTTCATAGTTTTGAGACGGGCTGACTTCAATGGCCGAACTCGGCAGTGCTTTGGGCCGAATCATCAGACCCTCACCGGGCCGTCCGGGGTCTCGGACCCAGTGATTGTAGAGTCCTGAAAACCGCTGATGAAAGTTCCTGATGAATCGTGGCATCCAATTTGGATTACCGTTGTGCGTGTTGGTACGAAACGCTTGGTCAGGATTTCCCCCGTACTTTTTCATGTGGTCGTAAGCGGCGTTGCGCTCTTCGGGCGTAAGCCATTCCATGCCGAAGAAGTAATCCATGAAGCCGAGGTTCTCCTTCCATTCAGCCTTTTTTTCATTGATGTGACGCTTTCTCAATTCGTGCGCTACTTGGTCCTCATCCATGCCCTGCTCTTCCAACGAAGCCGTCAACTCGTCCACAGCACGCTGGTTACGCTTTGTCCATTCCAAATAGTCGTGTTCGTAAAACGCGTGATTGGTATCGTGTACAGTGTCAAGTGGACCATAGTGGAACTTGTTGTGCAAGAAGCCGTGGTCTTCGTTATCCTTCACCCACTGCTCCCATCTACCTTCCCTATGATGGGCTTTCTGACTTTCTGACTCTGCATACGGGTCGTCAGGATGTACATAATAATCGCCTACGATGTTGTGATACTCTCCGTGAAGGGGGTTCATGTCGGAGCCGAGGTAGTTGTGCGTGCGGTACGGGTCGTTTTTGTCACCGTCCACCATTTGCCACGGTCGTCCAGCAAGCCCTTGTTCGGGTTCGGGCGGGACAATACGACTCTTGTCGTAACTGGGATTGTCGGCGAGGTTCATTCCCGCACCGTGTCCCATGGCGTAACTCATCTGCTGTTCGGTCAGGCCTTGAGCCTGTTCCATACCCTCACCCTCAGTGTTAAGGTCGTATGAAGCCGAAGGACCAGTCACCTGTTGCTCGTCCGCCTTTTTGATGACGGAGTTGAACATTTTCAACAAGGCTTCGTCTTCGTTACTGAGGATGTAGCCTCTGCGTTCTGCACTGACAGCAGAAAAATAGAAATCAGCACCTGCGTCAAACTTGCCGATGCCGTCAACCAATGACTTGTAGAAGGTTTGTCGGTTCCTGTCAAGGGTGTCCAGCGGACCTTCTCGCATTTACATCACCAGCCGCTCAAAGAAGACGGCTGGAGATTCGGTCAACGGACTTCTTCAAATCGCTCATTCTTGGTCCGTCGCCGCCTGTGAAGTTCTCAAGAGCGCCTGTCGTACTGAAAGCCGTCGGGTAGTAAGGAGAGGTGCGCGTCAACACATCGCTGTTTTCAGAGATAGCGCCTTTGTTCGCTACATCCTCAACGGCAGGAACCACATTGTTGGTGTAGTAAAAGGCGTTGGGAGTCTGCGAAGGCTGGATTTCAAAACGAGCATGGCCCACTTGAGAGCCCTCTTCTTGACTGGAATAGTCGGGCATGCTACCTTCCTTTTTGGCGATGCGGTCCTCAATTGCCTTTGCGGCTTTGAGAAGTTCGTATGCTTTGTCGTCTGCCAGTTCAAATCTTGGTCTCATGTTGTTCACTCCATACCCATTTGGTTGCCGACGGAGCCCACATCCTTGGCTTGTTCAGCCAAAGCGTGAATCTCTGACCAGTCCATGCTGTGGAAATCGGCGTTGGTCTGCGGCATTTCCAAATCACTGCCGTCTTGTGCTTTGAGAATCGTAGCATCAGGAACATCGCCCCGGAAACCGTCAACGAGCACATCCTCGGGGCGCTGAGTACGAGCCTGCACAAAGCCTGCTTTTCTCAACATCAACGAAGGGTCACTGACCATTTTTTTGAGTTGTCTGTTTTCGGCTTGCAAATCTCGCAAACCTGCATCCATAGATTCCATTTTAGTGATGAGAGCGCTCATAAGGCGCTCTGCGACATTTTCTCTCTCTTCTGCCACAGTTTCACCTCACAAAGTTCGGTTGTTCAGTTTGCGATTGAGGGGACCAAACCTGCTGGTTCGGATGGTACCGGGAAGAATGTTGGTCGTTCCTGTGTGCACGGATTGCACTTCGTTTGTTTTTCGGACAGGCACGCCACCTGCGTAAATGTCGTTGATGCCAGCACTTGGCGCAGGCTCGCTCTTCATGACCGTGGTCGTAATGTCCTTGTTGATGAAGTCAGCGTACTTCAAAATCTCATGAATGTGCGTTCGTGCAGTGACGCCGTCTTGCTTCTCAAGTGCGTCGTAAAACGCATCCACATGAGAACGCATTTTGCGTGCCATAGGGTCAAGTTTCCTTAAGTCCATGCCCATCTCCAACGCACCACTTGACTTTAAGTTTCCTAAGCCCCTCTCGGATTCCTTGCATTGAGAATGCCTTGACTGGCCTGTTCAACTCCACCCGGCGATGCACCTCGTTGCTGAACACTGGACATTGGACTGCCTGAGCCAAAACTGGTTCTGTTCTGCGGACTTGCAGGGCCACGGTTTCTCAACCCCACGCCCTCGCCGCCGGGGTTAGCCATACCCGGAACTTGCGCTTGACGCCCCATCTGCGCCGCCAGTTGCGGAGGTATGTTGCGACTGGGCAGTGCGCCCGGTGTCCCCATACCACCGCCCATTTGCATGCCGCCCATCTGTTGCTGTTGGGGCGGTGCTTCTGTGGGGTCAGGTTGCTTGTAGATGAAACGAATGTCTCGGTTGGCGTCTTCTTTGAGTTCAGGTTTGTAGCCCATCATCATCATGCGCTGAGCGATGTTGACTTCCATCTCGTCTCTACGCAGGCGAGTCACCTCGTCTTCCTCTTCGTTCGGATAAAGGGTGAGTTTCCAATCAGAAACATCCATTTGCAAAACCAGTCTCGGAAACAGGTGGTCAGTGTAGACTTTGTGACCGAACTCTACAGAGCGATTCGTGACAAGAATCTGCATACCTTCGTTGTTCAATCCACCGGATTTGCCCGTGTCCATCATGAACACATTGGACACGCCGTAGAACGCCGCTATGCGCTGTCGCATTTCGTCACGAGCAGGGATGTACTGCATTTCTTCAAGACTGTCCATCAGTTTGACCCAATTGACGCCACCTTTACCGTTGCCCTCTGTAGCAATTTTGGGAATGTAGTGGGGGTCTCGCTCCAGTTTTTCATCGGTGGCTTTCCAAAACGACTTCATGGATTCAAGGTTCTCTGTGTTGATGCTGAGAATGCCTCGTGGAATACGCCGTTTGGAGTAAGCGGTGTACATGTAGTTGTCCATGGCTGTAAGCGTCATGGCCTGTCGCCACAATGTGGACACGGGCGACCTACCGTACAACTTGGAAGGCTGATATTTACTTACATGGATGACTTCGCCTTTGAGATAATACTGCGTCTTGCCGCTTCCTGCGGTGTTGACATGGTGAACATCTTCCATTTCTGTTCCGCAAATAGGACAGTTTTTGTCGTCATGAGAATAGGCTTTTACTTCGCTTCGGTGAATCGGGCAAACTCGGAAACGCCCGCCTCGTACGCCACGCTTATCAGCGATGATACGCATAAAAATAGGGTCACCACGAACGATTTCTTTGATGCGATAAAACGCCATTTCGTCAGTTTCAGGGTCAATGAAGTATTCTTTGATGAGGATAAGAAAGGCATCGTCGGTAATGTTGAGGTCGTATTCAATCTCCCTCATGACATCCATGAAAGTCTGCTCCATGGAGTTGCGCTGTTCAAGGAGCCATCGTGGGTAGACCAACTGATTCGGGTCCGGGTCTCGGACATCGCCGCCGCACTCAATGCAAGTTTCCACATCGTGCTGGTACTCTTTGTCGCAGTCAATGCACTTCTTGTGGAACTTCTTGTCCCAGTAGTAACCTCGTCGGAAAATCTCTTGCTGGAGCGTGCTGAGAACGGTTCGTAGAATCAAGTTTTCGTTGGCAACAGCGTACAGTGCAGGAATGGTGATGCCCTGCACAAGAACAGGTTCCTGAATACCGGTGGTCCACAAAGGCATTTGTGGCTCGGGGGTGCTTCTCCTACGGAACGGATTACCGATGGATTCCAGCAATCTGCCAACTCTTCCCTTTTCTGCCATCACAATCCCTCTGCCCAACTTATGACTGTTTCACGGTCTACTCCCCATTCTCGCAAAGAGTCCTTGCCTTTAACGGTTCCATCCCTGTTGGAGAATTGCACAAATCGCTTCAACTGCGTTTTCCGCACAGGGTCTTCCTCCTCAATGTAAGCCAACACCGCCTTTGCCTGCATGTCTTTCATCCGCAGATGAGGCGTCAACTGCCCGAGCAATTTATTCAAATCGTCTTTGGCATAAAAACTGACGCGATGTTGACTTCGCTGGTTGTCCGAGTACACTTTTTGGTCAAGTTGTAAAACGCCTGCGCCGATGTGTTTGTGCAATTCTTCGCAGTGCATCCGACCTCGGTCACCAGTGGCGATGAACCCTGCTCTTGGCTCTCCTCGTTCGGTGATGGTGATGTAACCATCAGCGTCAAGAAAACCTGCGGCGTACGCCCAAGCGTCTTTGAGAATCAGACCCGAACGACTCATGCACATGTATTCGCCCTTGCGGTGCGACTTGATGATGTTGATTTCTTCACCGTACATGTTCAGCAATTTAGACAAACGGTTGGCGTTCAATCGCGGTACACCTTTTTCAATGAGGTTCTGAGCGATGGTTCTTGCTTTCATCGCACCTTTTTCTTCCAACTCTTCCTTGGCGAGCCTCATCCACTTTTGCTGTTCTTTGGACAAGTTGTCAAATTGATGCAAGGCGTTTCTCCAAACTTTTCTCGCATCCTGTTTCTGTGTCATGGCTCCGACCCAAGCGTTCTTTTCTTCTTCACCCCACACATCTTCAAACTCGTCCAACTTGGCCAACGAATCTTCCGCACTGTCCCAAATATGACAGGCTCTGAGGAGGCTGGATTTCCTTGTACTTCCGAACAAACGCAGTGCTCGTAGGTCTTTGTTGGTCAGTCCCATTTTACGCATGGTGTCTTGGTGTCCCTCGGCCCATCCCAATTTAGCCAGTGTTGCCTCCACTTCCAAACTCTTGAGGCTACGGACGCTGGCGATGATGTTGTCAATTTCGTCTTTGTCTTCCTTGAACACTCGGCGTGCTTTTCGCAAATCACGAATCACGGCGTTGGCACTCTTGCCGATTTTGTCTTCAAACCAACCTTCGCCGGTCGGCGAAAAGGGAGCGTACTGAGGAGGAGGCATCTGCTCTTCACTGAACAGCACCGACTGCGATGCGATGGATTTGGCGATGTGTTCGTCCACCATCGGATGGCCGAGCAGATTACTGGCGATGGTGTTGAGAATCTCATGGCCCATGTCAACCGAATGAACAGCGTTTCCGACACTCAGGCTTGGCCACATAACATCACCCAACTTTTGGTATCACATAAATCATGCTGTGAACCAACTTGCTCCTGCGACATTTCGTTGAGGTACATCACCAAACCAGTCATCTACACCTTCAAGGTAGTCGTCCAGCAAGACAATCGTGCCCCTGAACTCCTTTGTTGCCCAATTGGCCAACGCCACACTCACAGCCAAGTCGTCGTGACTGCCCACCGATTCCAGTCGCCCGTTCTTCTGCATGCCGAACCGACTGAGTTCAGTCTCAAGCGTTCTCGTGAACTCCTTGCTTCTCTCGTCGCCCCAAGGTGTTTTGATGTGCCCTTGCTCAAACGCAAGAAGCAGACTCATGAACATGGACTCTTTTTTGGCCCTCGTCGTCATGAAGACTTTGATGGGCATGTCCGCCGCCATTTCACGCATTTCTGCTTCCAACATGCGCTGGAAGTTGTTACCTTCCAACTCAATAAGGTCGGGCTGAAACTTGCTGTTGAGAGCAACCATCGTGCGCTTTTGTGCCATGGACGACAAGCCCTTTTCGTGAACACTGTGAACCAACTGCTTCACATCTTCACCGGGCAACATACGCATGACCGTCATGGCCGCGTAGTCAGCGTTTTTGTCAGAAGAAATAGCAGGGTCGTAGCCGATGAAGTGCTGTCCGAAAATACCTGTGGACTCGCCTTTGTCGTCATATTCGTACTCGGCCTTGTCCATCAGACGCAGAGTTGGGTCGCGAGCCTTTTCCAGCAAGTGCATGGGGAACATGCTGGACATATCGTGGATGGGTTCGCAGAGGTATTCACGAGCGAACTTGATGGCAGGCATGGATTCCTCACGCTGTTTGAGGGCTTCAAGTGGCCATCGTCCGGGCCACAGCGGTTTGCCGTCGGGCAATATGGCAGGGTAAGTTTCCACGGTGAAGGTGTCTTTGTCCTCCAACTCGGCGTACAGGTCGTTGTACGAAAACGGTGTACCGACCATCATCAAACGGCCGGTGTGGTGAAGAACAGGGAGCAAGACGGTGTAGAACCAATCGGCGGCTCTTTGCAACTCCGAACTGGTCGTACCCCACAGAATGTCATCGCAAACGACAATATCCGGGTGAAAACCACGAGTAGCACCGCCCACCGACTTGGCCATGATACGACTGCCGTTGGTGAACTCAAAGTAAGACTTGGCCCAAGGCTTGCCCTGTGGCTTAAGTCCCTTGAGAATGTCAGCAGAATCAATGTTGTTTCGGATAAACCTCATGTGTTCCAAGGTCTGCTCAAGGCTGTGACTAAACACCATGACATGCGTGTTAGGGTTGAACGCCGCCAGCCACAAAGCGTAGGACATGAAGAACACCGACTTGCCGTGGTCACGGGATGCCTTGACGCAGTAGTAGCGATTCTCGTTCAGACCTTTCAGCCATTCTTCGTGATGATGTGACAGTTCAAAGTCAAGAATCTCAGTGAAGAAATAAGCGAACGATTTCTTTGACATTTGCGTGTCCATCTCGTGAACGAGGTCGTTGATGTCAGCCATCAATTACCACCCTGTCGTTCTTGTAGTTCTTGTTGAATCCGTTCAAGTTCTACGCTCATGTTGCCAACCACAGCGGGAGTGTCCGACTCCTCTTCGTCATCGTCAGGAGCAGGTGCAGAACCTCCAAGTGCTCTATCAGTCCGATTTGTATTAAACTGGTTGCTTTGATTTTCAATGGTGTTTATTTCAGCAGAGGCACTGTTTTCTCCCAATTGAGGTATAGAATTGCTTACTGCTACAAGACTCTGTGGGGAAACTACAGAGCCATCGGCCCTTGTTACACCTTCCATCGGGTCAACAACTCCCACCGAGTCTTCTCTTTGGCGTTGCTGGTTTCGGACTGTTTGGTTGAACAAGTTCAGACCCTCATCTATTCTGTTTTCGGGTACCCCAGAGGCTACAAATGCTTCTCGTAAATCACGATGGTCCTGTGCAAACTTACGATTCTCTGCACCGAATTGAGCGCCTTCTGCGGCGGCTTGTGCTCTCTGTCTTGCTTGTGCTTCTTTTGCTTGCTGAGCGGCAAGTTCGTCTTCTCGGTTCACTTCTGCAACCCGACGACGCATTGTTGCGGGATTTATACGGTCGTTGACATCGTATCGCCTGTTGTCAAAGCGACCCTCTGCGGTCATACGAGCATAGTCCCTTCTTGCCTCTTCGTCATAATCAGCACGAGCCTGCCGTTGACGACCTACGCCTACGAGTTTGCTTCTGCCAAGTGCTCCACCGAGTGCTTTGCCTTGGGCTCCGCCGCTTATCATCGCTTGAGCGAGTCCGCCAAGACTACGATGACGACCAGCAAGTGCGCCAAGTACGCCGACAGTACCTCCAGCGAGGCCACCTAATTTTTCTCGCCTCGTTCTACCTACGGCTGGTCCACCGCGACTACGACCGCCGCCCACCATCATGATGGGCGGGCCACCGCTGACCGTGTTGTAATTGGGCTCAATGGCCTTCACGACGAGAACCTTGTCCATCAGAACTCACCTCGCAGGAAGCCGTCAAAGTAGCCCATTTTTTTCCGAATCAAATCAATGTCGCTCACGACATCTCGGCTGGTAAGAATGTCAGGGTTCTGTTGCACCAGTGCATTGTTTTTCAAATCAAAGAAAGTTTGACCGGGCGGCAGTCCCAAGTCCCCTTGGAACGCTTGTTCAGCAGGCGATGCCATACGAGTTGCCATAGGTCTCGGTGCAACTCCAACCGTACCGCCAGCCATGGGAGCAGGTGCCGCACGAGGAGCGGGCTCAGGTGCCATGGGTTCCTCTCGTTCTGTAGCACCGTAAGGAGCAAGCATGTGCTGACCGGGATAAACACGATGTAGCCAG